GGTGCTCTTCCCCCTCGAAGGGATGTCGCGCAAGGAGCGAGCAGCGCTGGTCCCCAAGCGCCAGTACGACATGACCGTGTGCTGCTACTTGGGATCAGCGGATGAAGAAGGCCGGTACAAGCCGTGCGGTGTCTGTTGGAAGTGCACAGGATGACCGAGCACCTCAGACACAAGATGCACGCGAACTCGATGGCCGCGTGGTTGCGGCTGCAGGCTGCAGGTGAGATCGACCAGCGCGAACTGCAGGTGCTCGGCTTCATCGAGACGCACGCCGGCTGCACTGACCATCAAGTGCGCGACGGCCTCGGCTTCCCCGAGCGCAACGACGTGAGCCCAGCCATCACACGGCTGAAGCAGGAGGAGCTGATCGAAGAGGGCCCGAAGGTGCTGGGTGAGTCAGGCTTCAGGCGCCGCACGCTGTACCTCGCCGGCACCGTACCTGATCCGCGCCAGGGTGCGCTCTTCTGAGCCGCACGAAGCTCGGCCATGACTATGCCAAGCTCTCGAAGTGTCCTGACTGCGGGCGAAAGGCGGCGTGCGCTGAGTGCAGACGGTGCGTCGAGCTTTGTGTGGGTGCGGGCTGTCGCGGGGTGTGCAAAGCCGGGTTGCGTCGCCGGCAACGACCTGTTCCGATACAACTCCCCCTTCACTATGGTGCGCTGCCATGACTGCCCTCGTCGGTGACTGTGCTTGTTTCCTGAAGCTCCGAAGCTCGAACCTGTTCACTGACCCAGCGGAGACGCCGGGTGCCAACGAGAACACGGTGTGCATCTTCTGCGGTCGGGTGCTACGCACGAACGTCACCGCTGATACGCGGCGTGCGAGCTTCACAGACGAGACCGGGGCACCTGGTGAGCAGGGCCGCATCACTGCAGCGAGAGCCCGCGCCGGCCTGATACGTGGCAGACCCTTCGACAACGCACCTCCCATCGATCCTCGTCCACGCCAAGCATGGGATGACCCAGGCGAGCCTGCGTGACCGTTAAGGAGGGCTGGCCGCTGTTCGCGTGGCTCATCCTCGCCCACCTGTGGGCACTGTGGTACTTCATCGAACGACTCGCCTGACCATCATCGGGTTGACTCTCCCAAGCTACTGACTACGCTCGCGACCGTAAGGCTGCATGCAGGTTAGTGGTCGTCCCATCGGCCAGCAGACTGGACAGGCACCGGTCAAGCCACTGATGGGGCGGCCATGGCTTAATAGAGGAGAGACGATCATGCCGTGCGGACCAGGCTACCCGATGAAGGGCAAAAAGAAGAAGAAGGGCAACCCCCACGCGATGAAGAAGAAAAAGAAGAAGAAGGGCAAGTACTGAGCCCTCTGAAGTAGACGCAGCTAGACGTGGCAGGCAAGGGCAAGCCGAAGACTGGCGGTCGCAAGAAGGGCACGCCCAACCTCGACAAGGCGGACTTGCTGCAAGCGATACGCGACGCCGTCGATGACCAGGACTACCACCCTGTCGTGCAGCTGGCGCTCGTCGCGACTGACACCTCGATGGTCAAGGTCACCGAGACCAAGCAGGGCAAGCTGGTCGAGTTCGAGGTGGCGAAGTACTCCGATGAACTGAGAATCACCGCAGCCAAAGAGGTGGCGCAGTACGTGGCGCCGAAGCTCAAGGCCGTCGAGCACACTGGTGACGCTGAAGGCTTCGGCCTGAATCTCTACATGGACCTGGGACCGAAGACGAAGGGCAATGGCCGCACTCGCTGAACAACCCAGCGGCCCGCTCGATGTGCACTACCACGCGTCGCCCACGTGCCGGCGCTTCCACCGTAGCGACGCATTCATCAGGGCACTGGTGGGCCCGCTCGGCAGCGGCAAGAGCGTCGCCTGCGTCATGGAGATGATGCGCCTGTCGCTGACGCAAGAGCCTGGACCCGATGGTGTGGTGCGCGCTCGGGGCTGCGTCATCCGCAACACCTACCGCGAACTCAAAGACACCACGCTCAAGACCTGGACTGACTGGGTGGTGCCGCAACGCGTCGGTCGGTGGGACGAGGTGAACATGACACTGCACATGGTGTCGCCGCGGATGCACATCGAGATCCTGTTCCGAGCGCTCGACCACCTGAAGGACATCAAGAAGCTGCTGTCCCTCGAACTCACGTGGGCGTGGCTCAACGAAGCTCGCGAGATACCGAAGCCTGTGCTCGACATGCTGCAAGGCCGCGTCGGTCGCTACCCTGCGAAGCGCGACGGTGGTGCGACGCAAGCGTGCATCATCATGGACACCAACCCCTGCGACGAGGACCACTGGTGGTATCGCATCTTCGAGGAGGAGCGCCCGCCCGGCTTCGCCATCTTCCATCAGCCGAGTGGGCTCAGTGCGAAGGCCGAGAACCTCGACAACCTGCCCGACGAGTACTACACGCGCCTGCAGTACGGCCACGACCAGGAGTGGGTCAACGTCTACGTGCACGGTCGGTACGGCTTCGTCATGGACGGCAAGCCAGTGCACCCCACGTACCAGGACGACGTGCACGCAGCTGCCGAGGAGATCGCGTTCAACCCTGACGACACGCTGGTCATCGGCATCGACTTCGGCCTGACGCCGGCAGCCGCGTTCCTGCAGCAGAACCAGTGGGGACAGTGGTGCGCCATCGACGAGCTTGTCACCGAGGACACTGCCACCAACGAGTTCGCCGAACTGCTGAACACGAAGCTGCAGAAAGAGTACGGCTTCGCCACCTCCATCGACTTCTGGGGTGACCCAGCCGGCGACACGCGGGCAGAGACTGACAAGACCACACCCTTCATGGTGCTGCAGGCCAAAGGCATTGACGCCGGCCCTGTGTGGACCAACGACGAGATCATCAGACGCGGCGCCCTGTCACGGCAACTCTCGCGGCTCGGTCTCAACGGCAAGCCTGGGTTCCAGGTGTCACCGAAGGCACGCATGCTGCGCAAAGGCCTGGCCGGCGGCTTCAAGTATCGGCGCATGTCGGTGACGGGTGAGGAGCGCTACCACGACAAGCCCGACAAGAACATCTACAGCCACATCGTCGAGGCCGCCGAGTACGCGCTCGTCGGTGCCGGCGAGGGCGACAAGCTCATCGAGTCATCGGTGGGTCGTAACCGCAAGCCACGCGTGATACGAAGTGGCGGACTGCGGTATCCACGTCCACCACCACGAGGACACTCTCATGCATAAGAGCGGCGAACCAAGGCACGACATCGATCCAACCTACGAGGAAATGAGCTACACCGAGAAGGGCCCCGCGTACTACCCCGGCGAGTGTTCGCACGGTGCGAAGGGCGAGAGCATCCAGAGCAGCATGCCAGGCGCCGGCAAGAACAACCTGTCCCCGCCGAACGCGTCGGGCATGGGTGGCGCCATGGAGGGCAGCGGACTGCCGCCAGCCAACGGCATCAGCCTTGTGATCGCCGGCAACCGCGGCAACCCGATGCCGCCAGGCCCCGTCGATGTCGACGTGCGCCCCGCAATGCCGGCAACAGGTGAGGCCGCACTGCCGCCTGGTCCATCGTGCGGCAAGCACGACGTGGGCAACCCCGGCCAGCTGCCTCCCGGCGTGCCGGTCGGTGGACATGGCTCACCGCCGCGAGGTGGTGGAAGCGCAGGGCGTGGTCCCGGCTCGGGTGGCGGGCAGCTGCCGCCTGGTGTGAGTGTCTAAGGACGCACTGACGCCGGCCATCGCAGTACTCGTCGAGTCGTTCACCGAGAAGGACTTCGTCATTGACTGCGACGGCTGCACCGCGTGCTGTCGTGGTCACGATGGCGTGAAGCTCGATGCCGGCGACGTGGGCAGGTTCCGCGGCGCTGCTCACCAGGACGACAAGGGCGAGTGGCGACTCAATCAAGTGGATGGTGCGTGCGTGTACCTGGGCCCAGTGGGCGATGACCCTGGTCCGCATCGAGAGGGCTGCATGATCCACGACGACGCACCACGGCGTTGCAAGGAGTTCGACTGCCGTGCTGCCGTCATCACCTACAGCGCTGTGGGCATCGACGAGCTTGTGACGCAGGGCGACTTACCGGTGGACGTGGTCATCATGGGCCGCAAGAAGCTCGAAGAGTTCAACAACGTGATGAACACGCGTGCGCTCAGTGGCGGCGCCGACCTGAGCTTCCTGATGGAGGACAACCCTGATGCATCCACGTGAAATCGTGCAGCGATGGCAGGCGCACTACTCACTGCGCAAGACCGTCGAGGAGCACTGGCAGCTGATCGAGAGGTTCGTGTGCCCTGGCCGCGGCAAGTTCTTCCAAGAGGAGAAGAGCGAGCACGAACTGACATGGCGGCGTCGCGAGCTATACGACAGCACGGCGCCGATGGCAGCCCAGTCCCTAGCGGCCAGCATCCACGGCGCGCTCACCTCGCCGGCTACGAAGTGGTTCCGCCTACGCTTCCGCACTGACGACCTCAACAAGATGAAGGAGGCGAAGGAGTGGCTCGAAGAGTGCGAGGACCGCGTGTTCATGGCGCTGCAGGACAGCAACTTCAACATCGAGGCTGCCGAGGCC